GCACCGCGCGAGCTGTACCGGTTCGCGCAGGGCTCCACGCGCTGGCTGCTGACGAACCTTCCGACCTCGTACACGTACCAGGGCGAGACCTACGAGCCGGCCGCCGTGCGCCGTGGCGCGCCCGAGATCGGGCAGGACATCGCGCGTGCCGGGATCGAGGTGCGGCTGCCGCGCGATCATGCGCTTGCGTCGCTGTTCGTCTCGGCTGTGGTTGACGCCTCCGTGTCGCTCACGATCTACCGGATGCACATCACCGATTCGGCCAGCGAGGTCATCGTCTACTGGCGCGGCCGCGTGGCCGGTGCGAAGCTGAGCGGATCGGAGCTCGCGCTACGGTGCGAGCCGCTGCTTGCCAGCATGCGCCGGGTCGGGCCGCGCGCCCGCTACTCGCTCACCTGCCGCCATGCGCTGTACTCCGTGGGCTGCGGCGCGTCCGCGAGCGCCTTTCGCGTCTCCGGCACGGTGCAGACCGTCTCGGGCAGCGTGGTCACCGTCAACGAGGCGGGCACGAAGCCAAACGGCTACTTCGTCGCCGGGATGCTCGAGGTGGGCTCTGTCCGCCGCATGATCGTCGCGCACAGCGGAACGACGCTGACGCTGGCCGCGCCCATTGCTGGACTCTCGGCCGGTGCCTCGGTGATGATGTACGCGGGCTGCGACCATCTGCTCGCGACCTGTCGAGACCGGTTCAGCAACGTCGCCAACTTCGGCGGCTTCCCGTGGATCCCGCAGAAGAATCCGTTCTCGGGTGACGCCATCGTGTAGGGGAGAGCGCGCATGTGGCACTACGTCGTCATGTGGATCGTGTCGGCGGTCATTTCGTGGGCACTGGCACCGCGCCAGCGCACGCCGGACGCACAGCCGGGGCAGATCGGAGACCGCGACATTCCGATTGCCAGCCAGGATGCGGCCATCCCTGTGCTCTTTGGCACGCGCGTGCTATCGCAGCCGAACGTAGTGTGGTGGGGCGATGTCACTGTCGATCCCATCCAGCGCAGCGGAGGCAAGAAGTGACCGACGGGCTGATCGTGCGCATCGAGCACGTCCGCCGCGCTGGCTACTGCATGCGCGGTGCGCGCCGCTGGGCGCGGTCGCATGGCATCGATTGGGGCCGGTTCGTCACCGAAGGCGTTCCTGCCGCCGTGCTGCGGGCCACCGGTGACGCGCTGGCGCGTCCGGTGATCGCGGCGGCCGAGTCCGAGGCATGGACGCGATAGCATGGGGCATTGCGGTGCTGATGCTGGCTGCAATCGTCCTGACGATCATCTGGTGCCTGCTGAATGGGTAAGAAGGTCACCGTCGGCTACTGGTACGGCGCGAGCCTGCATATGGCGCTCGCGCACGGCCCCGTCGATGCGCTGACCGAGGTCATTGTCGGCGATCGCAGCGCGTGGACCGGCAACCTGACGGCAAACGGCACGATCATGATCAGCAAGCGTGATCTGTTCGGAGGCGAGGAGCGCGAAGGCGGAGTCGACGGCACGCTCGACGTGATGTTCGGAGGCCCGTCACAGGCACCGAACAGCTACCTGCAGAGCAAGTTCGGGGCATCCGACACGCCGGCGTTCCGGGGCGTGACGACCGTGCTGTGGCGCGGGCTGCTCTCCGCCATGAATCCGTACATCAAGCCGTGGCGATTCCGCCTGCGCCGCATTCCGTCCGGCTGGTACTCCGCGAAGGCCACGATCGGCAGCGACGACGCGAATCCTGCGCACATCGTGCGCGAATGCCTGACGAACCAGGAATGGGGCCTTGGCTACAGCGCCACGGACATCGACGACGCAAGCTTCACGGCTGCTGCGGATACCCTCTACAGCGAGGGATTCGGGCTATCGATCGTGTGGGACCGCGAATCGACGATCGAGGACTTCCTCGCCTCGATCATGCGGCACATCGATGGCGCGCTGTTCGTTCATCCGCGCACCGGGCAGTTCACGCTGCGCCTCGTGCGCGACGACTACACCCTTGCCAGCCTGCCGGTGCTCGATCCGTCCAACGTGATCGAGGCGTCCGACTTCTCGCGTCCGGCGCTTGGCGAACTCGTCAACCAGATCGTGCTCACCTACCGTGACGGGTCGACCGACAAGGACGCCGCGACAACCGTGCAGGACATCGCGCTTGTCGCCGCGCAGGGTGGCATCGTCTCCGAGTCGGTCGCCATGCCCGGCATCTCGCAGGCCACACTGGCGGCGCGCGTGGCCGAGCGCGAGCTTCGTCAGCGTGGCGCGGCGCTGGCGCGCGTCACACTCGTGGCGGACCGCAGCGTGAGCCACCTGCTGCCGGGCGACCCGTTCAAGTTCACATGGCCGGCATGGGGCATCACCGAGCTGGTCATGCGGGTCGCACGTATCGCCTACGGCGATACGGCCGACGGGCGGGTGCGCATCGAGGCCGTGCAGGACGTGTTCCGGCTGCCGCAGGCGAGCTACGCGGCCACGCCGTCGTCCGGCTGGTCCGACCCCATCAGCGCACCGGCCCCGTGCCCGGCGCAGCTTGCCTATGAGGTGCCGTACTGGCAGATCGTGCAGGACGTGGTGGGCGAAATCCCGTCGATTCTCAACGACATCGACCCGACCGACGGCATGGTGGCATCACTTGGTGCGCGCCCGAGCGCCGACGCGATCGACTACCACGCGTGGGCGTGGGATTCGTCCAAGTCGGCATGGGCCGACCGTGGTCGCGGCGCGTTCGCTCCGACTGCGCTGCTGACGGCAGCAATGGCGCAGGGCGCTGCATCGGTCACCGTGACGCTTTCCTCGGCGATCGATCTGTCGCGCGTGGCGGTGGACGATCTGGCCATCGTCGATAACGAATGGCTGCTGGTGACGGCGGTGAATCTCGCCGCCAGCCAGGTGACGCTCGCGCGCGGCGTGCTCGATACCGTGCCGGACGCCCATTCGGCAGGTGCGCGCGTCTGGTTCGTCGTGCCGCACTACATCCAGCCGGAATACGTAGTGGGCGAAACGGCGCAGCTGCGCCTGACCCCGAAAACCGGGCGCGGCGAACTGTCGGTCGCCTCCGCGACGACCATCACGCGGACCATCCAGCAGCGGTTCATCCGGCCCTACCCGCCGGGCAATGTCAAGCTCAACGGCACCGCGTACCCGTCCTATGTTGCGGGTGATCTCGCCATTACCTGGGCGCGCCGCAACCGGGTCACGCAGACCGGCGCACCGGTGCTGCAGACCGCAGCCGACATCACCCCCGAGACGGGGCAGACGACCACCATCCGCATCTACGGCGGCGCGAGCCAGACCACGCTGCGGCGCACATACTCCGGCCTGACCGGAACGAGCCAGACCTGGACGCTTGCCGATGCGGCCAGCGACGGCGCAGCAAGCGACGATCGCATCAAGATCGAGATCGAGGCCAGCCGCACCGATAGCAACGGCACGTTTGCGAGCCTGTACAAGCATTCGATCACCGTTGACCGCGCCGGCTACGGGCTGCGCTACGGGGAGTATTGGGGCGGCGCATAAAGGAGGACACGCAGGATGCCATCGACCGATCCGAATCTTGGGCTCAACTACGGCTGGACGCTCGGCGAATCCGGCTGGAACACCGGCATGGATGCCAACCTGAAGCGCCTCGGGGCCTTGGTGGGTCTGTCCGTCATCAATCGCACCACCACCACACCGCCGGCCAGCCCGAGCAACGGCGACCGCTACATCATCCCGTCGGGTGCGTCGGGCGCGTGGTCCGGCAAGACCGACCAGATCGCCGTGCGGATCGCTGGCGCGTGGGAGTACCACGTCCCGCAGCCCGGATGGATCGCCTACATCGTGGCCGAGGACAAGCTGTCGGTTTACAAGTCCACGGGCTGGAGTTCAGGCGTGACGCCGTGATGCTCTATGCTTGCGTCTGACGAGTCTGTATGGGAGGTTACGCCGTGGAAATCCCGCCCGAAGTGAAAGAGGCCGCACCCGGCGCGCTCGGCGCGCTGGTTGCGCTCAGGTGGTATGCCAGATACGGCAGGTGGCAGGCCGCCTCGATGTTCGTTGGCGGGTGCGCCTTGAGTTACTTCGGCTCGGCGACGGTTGCCGGCTGGCTGTCACTGAGCGGAAGCATCGGGTTGACCGGCTTCCTGCTCGGCATGTTGGGCATGGCGATCATTGCCAAGATATTCGATCTGATCGACCAGATCGATACCGTCGCAATATGGACGATGGTGCGCGACTGGATTGCACGGAAACTTGGGGGGTGACGCATGGCAAACGCGGTGGCGTTCCTGTCGCTCGTTGCAGTCCTGTGCATGAGCCTGTGGCTGATCCTGTCAACGTGCTACCGGGAGACGTGGACGCAGTTCATAGGTCTCACCATTCTCGCGTTGGCCTCTGGTGCAAGGATCGACGATGCGATTGCTGGAGCGCTCGGGACTGAGGACATGGCTTTCTTCCTTGGGGCGGCGCTCTTCCTCGCAGGGCTCGTCCACAAAGTCCTCAAGTACAGACGGCGGGCCATCGGCAAGGAAGCCTGAACCGATGGGCATGGAGATCGACCTCCGGCGCGTCGAGCTGTCGTCGATCTGCACGATCGGCGAGCTGTACGTCGACGGCGAGTTTGTCTGCTACACGCTGGAGGATGCCGTCCGCGACCAAAAGATTCCGGGCGAGACTGCGATCCCCGCAGGCAGATACCAGGTCATCCTGAGCTGGTCGCCGCGATTCCGGCGTATCCTGCCTCTTCTCGTGGACGTTCCGGGCTTCGATGGCGTCCGCATCCATCCCGGCAATACCGCAGCCGATACCGAAGGCTGCATCCTCGTCGGCAAGGTGCGCGGGGCGGCAGCCGTGTTCCAGTCGCGGGATGCCTTCGATGCGTTATTTCTCAAGCTTGAGGCGGCTACTATAGTCGGGCGTGAAATCTGGATAACGATCCGCAACGTGACATGAAGAAGGCCCTTGCCCTGTTGATGTTCCCGGCGTTCGTGTCGGCGCAGCCGTCGTGCTGGCCGAACACGACGCTACCGATCAGCGTGCATCGTGCGGACGTGTCCGCGCCCAAGATCGGGGACATCGTGTACAGCGCATCGAGCGTTGGTCTCATATACGGATGGGCGTGCACCAAGGCTGACGGCACGTTGCAGCACGTCATCATCGGCGGACCGTGGAGCGCATTCCGACCGGACTGGGCGGCGATCGCGGACAGCCTGATGCGCGGCACCGATGCGGACCGCGCGGCGGCATGGAAGACGTACATCACGGCCTCGACGTTCGACAGCCAGCTGCAGGCGGACGTTGATTCGATACGGGCAAAGCTGCCGAAGCCGGCCGCTGCGCCACCACCGCCAGCGCCGGGCACCTGGGTCGTCGCTCCAACTTCAGTCTGCGCTACGCAGGACAAGGAAAACGGCGTCTGCGTCCGCAGGCAATCGTTCTCATGGGACGGCAAGACGCGCGGATTGACCGCACAGCCGGAGCGCGCGACGATCGGCGCACAGTGCATCACTTCGATTGGCGTGGAGCCGTACTTCGGGTTCGACGCGAATCGCACCGACCGTGTGGTGCTGTGCGTTCGCAAGTAGAGCTTGTTCTTGCCGAACTGTCGGCGATCTTCAGGCCGCGCTGGCAGCGGCGGGCAAAGAACTTCACCTTCCGGTGGAGATTGGCGCAACCTGGAAATCAGACCTTCGTGGAGGGACACATGGCACGCATCACCAATGAGCAGCAGGTCTCGGTCGAAGTGCGGCCGCTGACGCAGGCCGGGCGGCCCGCGCGCATCGACGGATCGGTTGAATGGGCGTCGAGCGATACGTCCGTCGCCACCGTGACGAGCACCGGGCCACTGAGCGCGCTCGTCGTCTCGGTCGGGCCAGGCGTGACGCAGATCAGCGCGGTGTTCGACGCTGACCTGGGCGAAGGTGTGCGCCCGGTCGAGATGACAGGCGCGCTCGAAGTCGTCGAAGCCGAAGCCGTGACCGCCGAGATCGTGTTCGGAACGCCGCAACTGAAGCCCTAATGTGAGCGGCCAGACCAGCAGGCTGTCGCCGGAGGAAATCAACCGGCGGCGCGCTGAAGGAACGGCCGCGTATCGCGCGCGCAAGCGCGCAGAGCTTGCATTGCCACAGGACATCAACATGCTGCTGCGGCAGATGCAGCAACGCGGCTCTGCGTTCGTCGTCTTCGACCGTCGGAAACTGGTCGCGCTGTTCAGGGAGGGTGGCAAGTGATCCAGTCGCTGCTGCTGAGCCCGATCACGTCGAGAGTCCTGACGTACGCAGCGATCGCCCTGTCTGG